CGACAGCGCCGTGCGGGTGGTTGGCGAGCAGGTTGCCGGTGCCCGTCATGCCGGACAGCGTGGCCCTGGCGAACGGCTTGCCGCCGGTCGGCTGCCGCACGGTCACCGGGTTGATGCACACCATCCCGAACCGCGCCCAGACCTTCATCGGGGTCACGTTGTCCTGGAAGCCGCTGACCTCGACGGTGTTGCCCGCGCCGACGATCACGCCGGACGGGTCGATGCGGAACCGGATGTCCTGCCGCACGCCGATGACCAGGTACTCCCACGCCCCGGTGATGAAGTCACCCCGCCCCAGCGAGGCGAACGAGGGGTAGGTGATCCGTGACCCGTAGAGCGTCGGCCGGATGGCCTGCCCGACTTGCTCGGTGCCCAGCAGCAGCCCGCCGGTTCCGTCGCGGACCCCTCGGAACAGGCCCTTGGCCCCGAGATCTGCGGCGTGCCCGGTGACGTTGAGGCCCTGGCCCTCGACTATGGTCATGCCACGGTTCACGCCGTCTACCGCGTCGATCCCGCCGACGACGGCGGTCGAGTAGGCGTCGGCGAAGATCCCGCCGACCGGGAATGACGCTGGCTTGTTGAGGCCGAACAGCACCGCAGCGTCCAGCGCGACAGCGATCGCCTCGGCGAGCTTGGGCCGGACCCAATTCCACAGGTTGATCGTGTTGTCTTCCAGGTAGGCGTCGGGGATCGCCACCACGGCGGCGACTTCCTCGGCCGTCAGGATCTGCGGGACCAGCGAGAGGTTGGTGTACGCCTTCCGGCCTCCCGCGTCGGACACCCACTGGGCTTGCGGGAGCGAGCCGGGCACCGGCAGCTCGGTGATCTTGGTGCCCATCGGCATGAGGTTTGCGAGCTGGAGCACAGCAGAGAGCTGCTCCGTCTCCTGGATGATCTGCTGGCTGTACTCGTGGGGGATGATCCCCGAGAAGTTCGAGAGCGGCATCGGTGGCAGCTTTCAGCGCGACGATAGGGTCACGCCGCTTTCCGCGCCACCGGGCCGAGCGCCGCATCACGCCGCGCGCTGGCCGGGCCTCGGCATCACGCCTCGTAAAGCACCCAGGTTCGGCGAACTGGCTGCCGCCGCATCACGCCGCACGGCATCGGGGTCAGCATCCCCCGAGCTGCCGCAGGGCGTCAAGTCAGGCCGTGCGCGGCCCTCGCCTGGTCGCCGAGCCAGTCGGTCGCCAGGCCGTTGCCGGGATCACGCGGCCCGGCCGGGACCTTGCCCGGCGGCGGGGGCACGGCGGCGAGCTGGTCGACCAGCTTCCCGATCGCGGTCTTGTCCGGCTCCCCGTCCTTGAGCAGTTTGGACAGGTCCAGGACCGCCAGCGCCGCGTCGGGGTTAGCGATCTTCCCGGCGGCCTGGGCGCGGAACTCAGCAGCGGCCAGCCGCAGCGAGGCGGCTTGTGCGGCCTCGGCGCGGCCCTCCTCCTTGGCCTGGGCGATGGCCTTCTCCTGGTCGGTCATGTGCTGCTGCTCCAGCTTGCCGAGCTTGCCCTCAGCTTCGCGGCGCTGGCGGCGCTCCTCCTCCAGCGAGGCGCGCAGCTTGGCCAGCTCGTCGTCCGGGCCGGGTGCCGGGGCGGGCGGTGCTGGTGCCGGTGGTGGCGGTGACGGTGCGGGGGGCGCGGGCGCGGGCGGTGCCGGTGGTGGCGCTGGCGGGTTGGTCATGGCTGGCTCCTTGCTGGCACGTCCCCGGTGATCGCGGCGAGCCGGGCCAGCGCCGCCGAGATTCGCCGAGGGTGGAGTTCAATGTTCACGCTAGGCCATCCCGCCGCCTGCGCGGCCCGGCTGGTCGTCCCGCGCCCCGCGCACGGGTCGAGCACGTCGGCCTCCCACGGCGGGTAGGCGGCCATCACCCGGCCGGGCGTGTCGTCGTCGTCCAGCCCGGCCAGGTCCACCATCGGGTCCAGCGGCGGCCCGCAGTAATGCAGCACCGCCGGGTGCTTGCGGTAGTACGTGATCGGCCACATCACGTAGAACGGCTCACCGAGGCAGATGTCCGCGATGTGCGGGGCCTGCTGCCTGCCGCCCTCCATGAAGCACGGTGCCCCGGCGGCCAGCTCGATGATCCGCCGGTACACGTCCAGCCAGGTGTGCTCGGGCCGGGGCAGCCCCGCCTTGGTGTGGAAGCTCGCCAGGTTCCCCTGATTCCACGGGGGGTCCGAGTAGACCAGGTACGGCTTGGCGGGCAGCTCGATGTCGAACATCGACCCGCAGATGAACAGGTGATCGCCGATCCGCCACTGCTGGCCCTCCTCCACCGGGTAGGCCAGGCCCTCCTCGCCGTAATCCCACCTGCGCGGCGGGCTCACCGGATCACCGGGACGGGCTGCGGCGGCTCGGGCAGCCGTGGCGGCTCAGGGACCGGCAGGGACTTCCACCGCTCGATCTCCTGCGGGCTGGTGCCCCACTTCTCCCAGAGCACCTCGCGGGGCACCCCGAGCGTGGCCATCTTGACCAGCGCGTCGACTAGCTGGCCCTCGGATCGGGTCTCCATGTCCGCCCAGACCACCTCGGCCTCAACGTCGGTCGCGGCGGGATTCCCGGTCATCCGCAGCGCGCACCGCATGGCCTCCTCGTGGCCCTCGCCGATGTGGAGCGACCGCCGCCGCGTCTTGGACACCAGACCGGCCTCAGCGGCCTTGATCGCGTCGGCGGACAGGTTGACCAGCGTGCCGGTCAGGTAGTGCGCCGGGGTCTGGGTGATCGCGGCCATCATCGTCACGTCCTGCTCGACGGAGGCCAGGTAGCCGCCCAGCGTCGACTCGGGGAAGCTCCCGAACCGGCCGTCCTGGTTCTCGTTGGTCAGCAGCCGGTTGGCGCCCACGTCGAACGGGCGGGCCACCTTCACGGTCTCGCCGCCATCGGTGGTCTTGATCACCTCGCGGGCGATCTTGATGCCCGTCGCCCAGATCTGCCGGAACGCCCCGTAGTCGGTCGCCACGAGCCGGTTAAACAAGGTGGTGCAGATCCGGTCCTGGATCGGGATAGCCGGGGCCAGCTCCGACCGCGGAATCCGCCCGGTGCGCGGCTGGGGCACCAGCTCGATCAGGCCGACCTCCCCGGCCGGGTTGCGCTCGCTCACCGACCCCGTGCCGTCCGCTGGCCACGTGATGATCTCGTCGGGCAGGATCAGGATGTCGGTCGTCCGGCCGCCCACCTCGTCGGCATACCGCTTGAATCCGGCCCGCCGCCTGCGCCGGTTCCCCGGCTCGTACAGCACGCACGCCTCAGTCGGCGATTCCACCGTGATAGACACCCCGGTCGGGTTGTCGTCGTCGGGCTGGACCAGCAGGAACCCCGATCCGGTGATCAGCGCGTCGGTCTGCGCCAGCTCAGCGTCCGCGTCCATCTGGCTGGCCTGCCAGATCTCCCAGGCGTCATCGTCGGCCCCGGCGAACCGGAAACCGACCACCTGGAGCCGCTCGGCGACCGCGTTGACGACCAGCTCGCACCAGTTGGCCCCAGCCTCCTGGAGAAACGTCTGGAACGTCCGCCGCTCCTCAGTGTCGAGCAGCGCCAGGATGCGGGCCTCGCCGTCGTAGTACTTCTGGTAGGCGCGGGCTCGGGCGGCCTGCTCGTCCAGCTTCCGGCCCCCGGCAGCGCGCAGGTCGTCCTCCAGGGCCATGACTCACCACCACCCGGCGATGTGGCCGACCGCGATCGTGATCACGATCAGGCAGCCGGTCCCGATCAGCAGGCAAGCCGTCCCGACCCGGATATTCATGATGCCTCCTAGAATCCGGCCGCCGCGTAGTCCTCAGCCCTGGCCGACCGCCTCAGCGCCCGGTCCAGGCCCATCACGGCGGCCACGATGCCGTCGATCTTGTCCGTGCTGCGGGCCTTGTCGAATTTGACGTTGCCCGCCCCGTCCGTCCGGGTGACCGCGTTACCGGCCTCCCATCGCATGATCCCAGACCCGCCGTGCCGGAACCCGCCCGCCGCGACCAGCCGCAGCAGCTCAGCCGAGGAGGCCGACATGCTCCGCGCGCTCTGGGCGAACGGCATCATCGTCCACCCGTCGTCGGCCAGCTCGACGGCGAGCTGCACCGCCCCCCACGGGTCGTAGGCCAGCTCGGGGATGTCGTACACCAGCCGGTCGGCGTTCAGCGAGGCCCGGATCGTCTCATAATCAGTCACCGGGCTATCGGTCAGCACCAGCTCCCCGCGAGCGACCCACAGCGCGGCTTTCCCGCCCGTCCGCCGCTCCAGGTCCGCCAGCCGGTTAGCCGGGCAGAAATGACGCCAGATCACGTCGAACGCCTCGTCCTCGGCGGGGAACACCAGCGCGTAGGCCGCCAGGTCTTGAGTCGCCGCCATGTCCAGCCCGGCGTAGCACGTCGCCCCGGCCAGCGCCGCCGGTAGCTCGAGGGCGGGCACCAGGCCGGCCGATTCGTCCCAGACCGGCATCCCGATCGCCCGGCCCACCTTGGAGACCGGCTGATTCAGCCGGAACTGCTTGAAGGACCGCTCAGCGGCCGGGTTGCGCTGCGCCGTCCGGCACTCGGACGCCAGCACCCGCATGGACAGGAAGTCGCCCAGCGCGGGATTCGCCTGCCGCCACGTCGCGGGCTTGGTCCAGTCGGCCGTCTCCTCGGCGCGGAAGATCACCACCAGCCGCTCAGGCTCAAGGTCGGGGTCCTCAGCGATCCGCTCGGACCACTCCCGCTCGCTCGCCGCGAACCCGGACGGGTCGCTCTCGGCGGTGGTCGCCAGCAGGAGAAGCGGCTGCGCCCGCGTGCCCATGCTGGTCCGCATCGCGTCGAACAGCTCCCGGCCCCGCTGGGTCAGCAGCTCGTCTATGTACGCCCCGCTGGGCTCCTCGCCCAGGTTGCCCTCAGCGTCCCCCGCGACCACCTGGTAGAACGAGCCCGTCCGATCGTCGCTGATCCGCTCAGCCCCCCGCATCACCATCAGCCGGGCCCGCAGCACGGGGCTCTGCGCGACCATCCGCGCCGCCACCCGGTACACGAGTCCGGCCTGCCCCGCGTCGAGCGCCAGGCCGTAGATCTCGGCCGCGGCCTCCCCGTCCGCGCACAGCAGGTACAGCACGATCCCCGCCAGCAG